GCGATTTTCTGCACTATATAGCTAACTTACTCTTTCTTTTTATCTGAGTTCTTATTGTCATATTTATTCTTATTCTCTCTAGCTATTTGCAATTGCTTATCAGCTATATCTTTTTGAGCTTGTAGCTTCTCTCTTTCAAGATCATTCTTCTGCATTGCTAGACTATTTCTATTAGCTTCTTTCTCTCTTTCAAGACTTGTTTGATCTTGATAGGTCTGCTCTTGTCTAATATCACGCATAGCATCTAGATAATCAGATTGAAGATTCTGATTAATGTCCACCATAGAACCCATGCCAGCTGCTCTAATTTCAGCAATAAGAATATCACGTTGTCTGTTCTTCTCTGCTTCCATTGCATCATGATCTCTTTTAAGTCTTTCTTCTTCAGCTTTTGCTTGAAGCATTTGATCTTGCATCTGCTGTTGTTGTTGCATTTCTTGCTGCTTCATCTCTGTTGTTTTCTGTTCAGCAGCTTTAAGAACACTGTTAAGCTCAGCAATAGAATCAGATTGAACTACTCTACCTAAGTCATATATAGAAGCACCAGTAGTATTATTCTGAATAGCCATTGATTTAAGCTGTTCTAGAATAGCACGGTGATTTGCTGTTGTACTGCAGAATATATTAAGATCTCTCATCAACAAATCAGTTCCGTTAATCTGGAAGTTTACTGTTTCATCTGCAGATGTCATATACTGCAGTCTTGTTGATGGTTTAGTAGAATGATAGTACTGAGCTAGATCTGTACGCATCTGATGCACTCTAGGCATTAGATAATCACAATGCTGGATGAAGTATACCTCTGTTTGTGCATATGATGCATTCACAGCTTGTTCTACTCCGGTGGCAGTTTGTTGTGATAACTGCTGACCCATACGCTGAGGATTCACACCAATTACTTCATACGCCTGTTGTTTGAAGTAATTGGCAAGCTGAATCCTAGACATGAGACGCTCTGTTTGTGACAGATCTAATTTCTGGAAGTGCTGGAAGTTTAATGCATTCTCTGTATTTGTAATAGATGTATCTAGAGGAAGCATCTGGAAATTCTTCATTGCCACATAAGCTTTGGCATAATTTCCTTTACCCCAGTCTTCTCCTAATGAGTGTCTAGGAAGTGTATTTTGATCTAGCATGATAACAGTGCCTAATTCATCTACTAGGATATCTGCTATCTGGTTATTTACTATGTTGTATGCAATTTGATAAGGCTTCATCAAATCTAAAAGTGCTGTTGACTTAGTATTTCTATCTGAGAATACAGCTCCTTCTACAGGAAGTTTACATCCATAAAGAGAATCATCACCTTTAAATTGAAATCTGATTGGACCTATTTTGTTTTTATCTATACCAATATAGATAGGTGTAAATCCTCCAGGGTTATTCATACCCCAGAATGAAGGAATGTTTGGTCCAATCTTTACACCACCCCATACCTCATTGATCCAAATCCAATCAATATGCTCACCATAGATTAGATTATCTTTAGTTTTGTTTTTAAAGAGTCTAGTATCATAGATAGCTTTATCAGTAATTTTATAGTCTTCAGTAATTACTTCTGTTGTTACTTCACCATTATCTGATACTTTAGTTAGGTGACCCACTTTACGTTGAGACTTCCAATAGGATGTTGATACACGGAGTAGATAAGCTGTACCGGCTACATTATAATCTTCACCCTCTGCAAGTATCTGAGATATAACATCTCCACCTTCAAGTACATTACCTGATACCATAGATGTATACTGACGGTATGCAAGAGAAGGTAAGTTAGTGTTCCACTCATGAGTCTTAGTAGCATCATAGTAAGATCCATCATTCTGTTGTCCACCAATGTTATACCCTGCAGATCTAATAGGATAAATAGCTTCTAATGCTTCTAGCTGTTCTGTAGTCATTAGATATCCGTATCTATCAATAACATCAGCTACAGTATACATATCTGTTTTACCTACCCAGTTAGCCTGAGAGATATATCTTGCATCTGGTGACTTGTGATAGAATGATAATACCGGATTCCAAAGTTCTACATTGTAATCATCCTCCATCATTTGGAAATGCCAGAACTCACGGTCAGTAATTAGAGAGTCACGGAAACCACGCTCCTCTAATTCATCCATCTTAAATCTTTCTACATCTACCTTATGCTGATGAGTTGCCCACTGTTCTACTAATGATCTATAATCTTTTTTATAGAAACCTTCAATTTCAGGTAGTGTTTTAAGTTTTGCTGGATCTAATTGTTGTTGTGCTTCAGGAGAGTTAGGATCAAGACCTTGTTCCATAAGTGCAGCAATGATTTTCATCTGTGCATCAGCCATTAGTACTTCTTCAACATCTGCACGTTTTTGCTCCATCATCTCATTGTAAGAAAACTCATCTACTGCCCGGTATGTAAGTTTAGTAGACCTCTTTGCAAATTCAGCTACAAGAACATTAATTACATTTGGGATAATTGGATAGAATTTAAGTTCTAGAGCTGAGTAATCTTCTTTTGTTAGAGTCTCTACTATATCTCTATACTCGTTGTCTTCTTCAATAATATAATCTGACTTATCTATAATACCTTTAGCAAGCTTATAGTTCTTCATAAGTCTACGGGCATTTTTACGGATTTGCTTAAGACCATTCCATTCTAACCAGTCTAAGTTCCATGCTGCCCACTCTTGATCTTTTTCTGCTTTAGGTAAAAACTGAAGTGGCTGAGTAATACTACCCATTCTATTTTGTTTCACCTTAGCTCCACCTTTGAGCTGTAATGCGTTATATACCTGCATAGTTTTTATTTAATGTTCTTAAAGGGTGATCTTTTAAATCCTTGACCCATAGTACTACTGCTCTTTCCTAAATGACGGAAAGGGCTGTTATTTAATTTATACAAATTTTCTGACTTTTGCAAGTTTTTAGAGGCATCATCCATTACCATTCTCTTCATGTAACCTCTGTTAGACTGCTGAATCCGCATGAATGCTACCAATGCAGCAAAGGATACTAAGCGGTCAACGTTGAGCCCTTCCTGGTATGCCTTCATTTCTTTGAGCAACATTGGGTCTGGAATGCGTTCTATACCATATGTAGTTCTTACAATAGTACCATCTTCTTTTGTAACTGTATCTAGCTCCTCTCTTGTATATTCAATAACATAACTTAAGAGGTGTGACTTGAATAATACACCGGTGTTCTTCCAACCGTATTCTTGGAATACATTAGCATTAGCACCTAAGTCTTTTAGGAAGAGTATCTGTGTTCTAGGAACAAGATACCTTTGTTTCTTTTGTGATATCATATACTGGATAAACAGAGAGATGTTATTCTCTATTACTGTCCATGCATTATACCATTCTATTATCATTTCTAGTCTCTCATGTGTCTTTTTGATATCATCAAACCGTCCACACCAGGCTGCTACTATTTTGTCTTGTTCTATAAATGTCTCAGTCTCACCCATAGTAACCTTAGTTACTTCAACTGGAGCTTTCATTACATAGATAGAACATAGTGATTCTGAGGTAGTTGTCTTACCTTCTGACACGGGGTCAATAGAAGCATAATACATTCCAAAGCTAGGATCCTTTACAGGCCTTTCCCATACTACTAGTGTACCTGTTTTGTCTTCTGTCTTTTTAGATATAGGGAACTCAGATACTGGTAGTTTGTTTGTTTCTTTTACTGTAACTTTTCCTTGTGCGTCTCTGCTTATATCTAAAAACTCATATGAGTATTCTTTATCTTCTATTCTTCTTAGCTGTGCATTAACAAGATGTTGAGGGAATATAGATACCTTTCTATGGGCAAAGGCCTCCTCAATATTTCTTGGATGCTGGGATACCTCAAGCTGATATGCTTCTGGAGACATCTTTTTCTTACACTCCTCAAAGTACTTATCAAGGGCTTCTAGAGATTCTTCTACTTTAGAGTTACCATAGTCATCTATATATGGTGGCATTGACCACTGCTCAGGAATAAATAATCCTGATACACCTACAGTACCATCTTTATCTATAAGATTAGTATCTACTGCATAGATATCATTAGCCTCCGGATTCAGGATCATCTCTTTCAGTGGTTCACACTGATCCAAGTCACCCACAGATCCTGCAGCTATAAACATACCTGTAGTAATCATACCTGATTTAAGAGCCGGCTTGATATATCCAAAAGTGGTATCCATCTTAGGTGCAATACCAGCTTCCTCATGGAAGAAGTATTTAACCGGTCCACCAACACCATTAGTAGGATCTTTCTCAAAGGACATACCTTGTATTGTACCTTTGAGACCTACTTCAGCTTTTCTATCTCCTTTTCTTACTTCAATCTTCTGTTGCCACATCATGACCTTGTCTGGTGACATAGGACGGTACCATGCAGTATGCTCATTTAAGAATGCAGCATACTCAGATAAAAATTTCCATGTACCTTTTTCATTGATATAATCTTTAAGAGAAGCTCCCATCTTAAGAGTAACACCGGCTTCAAACCACTGCTGATTTATTAGTTTACCTGCATGATAGTAGGAAGAAGCTATCTGACGTTTCTTAAGTACAGCTGCGTGTTTATAGTGTAATTCTGCTAGTTGCTCATATAGAGCCATGTGATACTGTGCATCACGTATATCAGCAAATCCAAATGCTTGTATCTCCTTGTTGAAGATAGGTAAGAAGTTAAGCCACATATAATACTCCCGGGCAAGATACCAAGTTTCTTTTCCTGACTTAACTAACACACCATTTCTACACTTAGTCTTTTGGTCATCCCAATACTTGATAAAGTCTTTAGATCTAAAG